GGCTACAAATTGGCCTGTGCCCATTCATCGACGGCGTCGGCAATGGCCTGCGCCATCTCCTGCAGAAATCGAGGGTTGCGCAGCCAGCCCTCTTCGGTGGAGTTGGAGATAAACGCCCCCTCGACCAGAATCGCCGGCATCTTCGCGTTCTTCAGGATGCCGAGGTTGGTGCGTTGCTTCACGCCGCGGCTCACCAGCGAGAGCGGCGATTCGAGCCATGGCCCCTTATCACCGGAATTGATGTACTGGAAGATTCGCAGCAGGGCGCGATCCGCTAGCGGCTTGCTCTGTGGCGAGCAGTAGAGCACTTCCATCCCGCGCGCGCTGGGGTTGGCAGCCGCGTTCATATGCAGAGATATCAGCGCATCAGCCTTCCAGAGATTAGCGGCCTTGTAGGCATCGACCAGGCTCTCGACCCGCTCGCCGTTAGTCTGGTACTGGTTGCCCTTCGCGCGTAGCAGGTGAGCAACCCGGTGGGAGAGGTCAAGTGCGACGTCGTGCTCCTTCAACCCGGTTGGGCCGATGGCGCCCGGATCATATCCGCCGTTGACATTCCGGCCATGGCCGGCGTTGATGTAAATTTTTCGCTGTTTTGCCATTGTCAATATCCTCACTTCGCCAGTTTTGCGACGGTATACAGGGCGTACACTAGCCCAGCAATGCTGACCATACCGCCGCTGATCAGAAAGAGGACGACCGCCCACCCACCGCGCGCGCGGTCAGCCCAGGATTCAAGCGTGTCGACGCGTTCGCGCAACTTGATGTTTTCCGATTTCAGATCGGCGATGGTCTGCCGCTGCGCGCACAACTCCGGGTTCGGGTATTTCACCGCTGCCATCAGTTCGGCGACTTGCTGCCGCAACTGATTGAGTTCGCTCCAAACCCGCTCGAGCGCCTGGTCAACGCGTTTCTCGACCTGCTGCGCCTCTCCTGCCATGTCGTCCCTGTCCTCTCGTGGTATGGTGTACGCTGTCATCATGGGCCTCGTCAGTACTTAATGCAGAACATCATCGCGATATTCCGCGGGCGTGTCTCCGTCGCACTGCCGGTCGTAACGCCGCCCGTGATATTGGTAGATTCCGGTTCAAAGTCGGCCCCCTCGTCGCCATACGCGAATTTACCAGTGGCGCTCCCGGCAGCATTCACATCGGGGATGTCGTGCGTGTGATCCTTCACGGCATCGGTCTGCGCCGTCCCGATCGCGCGCCCGGTGTCAACGCCGGAACGCCCGTGCGACCAGCCGCGGATGAACTCCCCGCGCAGGTCAGGCAGATTGAACGTCGTCGTGCCGTTGCCGGATCCGTACGTCGAGCCGATCGCCGCGAAGAGGTCAGCGTACGTGGCGCGGCTCACCGCCGCCCCGTTGCATTCCAGCCAGCCGGAGGGCGCTGTGCTCATGGCGAACGGCAGCACGGCCCCGGCCGGTACCAGCGACCCGGCAGGGTGCTGGTTGTCGCCGCCCGTGCCCTCCAGATGCTCGTCGAACGCAGACTGCAGCACGTATACCAGCGAATCATTGATCGTCGCGGTGACGCTGGTGGCGCCGGTGACGATGGTAATCAGGTCAATTACCAGCTCGTAGGCACTCTCGCCGGCAGCCGGAATGTAATCGGCCGCTGCACCGGCATTGCCCACGCAGTAGAGGATGGACGAGCCCGGGTTGTCCGGATCATCAGCCAGCAGGCCGATCTCCCGAAAGTAAAAACCGGTCGCGACGCCGGTGTTCTGCAGGTCGCCGCGCGCCTTCGCCTGGTTGCCATCGACCAGCAGATCGATCAATGGCAGCGACATCTCCTGGTTAATGAGCGCGGTCAGCTCGACCAGGGGCGTTGCCCCCAGCTCGCCCGAACCGACCACGATATGCGTGAAGTTCAGCGGCGTCCCTGACTGCGCTTGCGCCAGCAGCGCTGACCCGGCATTGGTGAGCGTGATATTGGTGAAATTGGCCATGACTTATGCTCCCTGTGTGAATGTCTGCCGCACCCCGAAGTGCACGGCGAAGCCGGCGTAAATCGTGTGGCTCTCCTCGGCGGTGACAACAACGCCGTCCAGCACCGACCGTGCGTTTTTTGTATTGGATACGGCAGCGATCCAGGCGGTCTGCTGCTCAACGCCCGCGAATCCTGATGCGCCGATCAGCCTGAAGTGATACGGCGCTCCGCCGTACTCAAACCACTCCTGCAGCGTCATCCCATCGCCCCAGATCGCCTCGACTTCCTGGCGCACGGCAGACGGCGTGCCCTTGTGGCGATGCACGATCACCGCCACCGCCACCAGCGCTCTTTTCTGCGCCAGCGTGTACGACTGCTGATAATTGTCGATCGACAGCTCGACCGCCAGCAGGTCCAGGATGCGCTCGGGCACGGTGGCGATGTTCGGCAGGATGGCCGCCCCCGGCAGTGCGGCGATCAGCGCCTGCAGCTCGTCATCCAGCCCGGCGGCAATGGCCTGCACGTGCTCGTCATCAGCCAGGCTGGGCGGCAGCAGATCGAGAAAATGAATATCGGCCAGGTTACGCACTCTCCAGCCCTCCGTAGGTGATCGTCTCCGTCCCGAGCTGTGCCACCTGGTTGCTGGCCAGTACGGTATACGCCGGTGCGGTGATGACGACCCGTTTTGCGCCGGCCGCCATGATGCGATAGATCAACTCGCTCGGGTTGATATCCCGGCCGATCTGCGCGCACTGCCAGGCGTGATAATCCGCGATCGCATCTTCAATCGCTGCCTTGATCTCCAGCTCACGCGCGGCGTCGGCCGTGTCGATGTAATAGGTCAGTGTGGCATCATACTCCGCCGCACTTGGGGCCTGTGCAATCACCTGGTCGGTGAGTGGCCGTCGATCATCCGCGCTGCACGCCTCTTCGATCTGTGCAAGGATCTCGCTGCCCGGCAGTTCACCGCCGTCCAGCAGGGCGTAAATCAGCACCTGTCCGCGCGCACCGATGATGTCGTAGCCGGTCCCCCACGCGCCGTTTGACCGGGGGCCGTAGAGCAGGGCGGTGGCCGTATCGATGTAATAGTCGCCATCCGCGCCGGTGACGTTGTCGGTTGGCGGCACGACGCCAAACAGCACGGTGGGCGTCCCCAGGTCCATCGGCGAGAGCACCGCGACATCGACAATCGACGAGTTGGCCGACTGTGCCCAGTAACGGTAGGCGCCCACCGGGCCGGCGGTCGAGAACGAACGGATCGACGCCTTGATGCGCGCCCGGTACGCCTCGACACCCTCGATGTCCGTGCCGCCCTGGCTGGTCGTCGTGTTGCTAATGCTCTCAACGTACGGCAGGATATCGACCATCTGCGCGATTTGCCCGGCGAGGTAGCCATTGCCGGCAGCGCCGGCAACCTCTGCGGCGGCGGCGATGTCGATGGTGGTGTCTCCTATGGGGATATTGGCGTTGGCCAGCGTGGCAAACACGACGCTGCCCGTGCTCACGCGCGTGCTGGCCGGAATGGTGACGACGCTCGGCTGTGCGGCGGAGAGCGTCACACGCAGCGTGGTCAATGCCGACGATGCCGGCAGTCGATCCGTCTCGAACAGTGCACCCAGCGCATTCAGGAAGGGTGGCTGGCTGTAATCGATCAGGTTCATCTGCGCGGCATAATCCAGGTTGTACCGCTCCTGCACGATGATCGCCGTCAGCGTGTCCAATATCAGCCGCACCGGGTCGGCCGGCGCCAGCGTGCGCCCCAGCACCGCCTCCGCCAGCGCGATCATATTCGCCTCGATGGCCGCTGGCGTTGTGTCGGCAAAACTGATCTCCGGCAGGTTCGTGCCCGTCGTGCCGACGAGTGGCTGCAGGGTCCCGTCGTCAAGTTGGATATACAGTTCAGGCATTGATCTCAATCCTCACAATCGGTTGAAGCACGCCGGCGGCTGCATCACCGCCCTTAGCAACGGCTACCACACGGGCGCGCGGCTCCCAGGTCTGCACCACCTCGGTAATGTCGGCAATGGCCGCCGCCTGCGCGGCATCGATGGGGCGGTCGAGCAGTGCGCCGCTCACCCCCAGCGCCCGATTCATCATCGCCGTGCCGTGCGGCGTGGCCAGGATGATCGCAACGTTCTGCAGCACCTCCTCCTCGACGGTGGCCGGGTTGAAATTGATCGGCTGCCCGACAGGGATATCGATTTGCATCAGCGCGCCCTCGTTACATTTTGCTTACTCACCGTGGTGCTCGCCGCGCTGGCCGCCGTGCGGCTCGACGGCGGAATGTACTCCGTGAAGGTCAGGCTCCCCACCGCGCGCAGGATGCCACCCTCCCCGGTCAGGAATTGCCACGTCTCGTCAAGGCTGTCCAGCGTGGCCAGGCTGCCGGCGGCAAACACGTTCTGGCCGCCGATGATCAGCGCGTGCGCCGCCCCGGCATCCCGCGCGGCGCGCAGGGCGTCGAG